TCAGAAGGTTGGGGGTTCGAGTCCCTTCGAGCGCACATCACCACCGAACCGGCTAACGCCCTCGTTCCCATCACCGGGACCGGGGGCGTTTTCCGTTTCCCCTGAAACGAGCCAGCGGAACGGCACGCCCGTGCGCATTGCCCAGAGGCGCAGGAACGCAGTGCGCGGCTTCGTGGTGCCGTTCACCCACGCGCTCACGGAGTTCCGGGAGACGCCTAGGTACTCGGCCATGTCGTTGTTGGTGACGCCGGACACCCGCAGCGACTTCCGCATGCGGTCCGCGAGATCCCATTCCAGTGCATCGAGCACGGTTGCCTGTTCAGCCATGCACCGAGCATTGCATAAAGGCACCGCGCGCGCATAGAGCGATGCGCGTGTCGCTGCAAGCACGGTTCGCACGGTGCGCGAGCACGACACGCCGACTGTGCAAATCCAAGAGCTGTGCGTCTTCGTGCTGCATGCTCTCAACTGTGACTTTCCAAGCAACTGAGGATTGCCGCATCGTCTGGCCCGGCCAGCTGGTCGGCGCAGCGGAAGCGTGCGCGATCCTCCACATCGACCGATCCACCCTCAGTCGGCGGATCCGCGACGGCAAGATCGCGCCGCTCACGCAGCTCGACGGTCCAAATGGCGCGTTCGTGTTCGACCGCTCGGATCTCGAAGCTCTCGCGAAGGGTGCGCAGTCATGAGCGCCCCGAAGACCGCTGGCCGGATCGTCCGCAACGGCCTCTCATGGGAGCAGCGCGGGTTCACGCGGGTTCCGAATGACTGGGCGCGCGATAAGCGGATCAGCTACCGCGCCCGCGGCATCCTCACCTACCTCATGTCGCACGAAGCGGGCTGGAGCATCACGCTTCGGGACCTCGCCGCAGATACCCGCGACGAGTCACAGAGCGCGCAGGAAGGCCTCTCGGCCGTCCGTTCGGCCGTGAACGAGCTGGAGGCCGCGGGCTACATCACGCGGGCGCAGAAGGTCACTGAGGGTGGCCGGTTCGGCGTCGTGGTCTGGATGATCTCAGACCCCCACGACGAGCGCGTGCAGCCTGTGGACAAGTCGCAGGGCGCGGCCATGGCGCTGGAGGGCGTTCCCGAGGGCTACCGGCCTGTTCGCGGCAAAAAGGCCCGATCAGAACCGTTGTGCGATTCTCCGATATCGGTTGAGCCGACAACGGACGAACCGACAACGGCTGAACCGACAACGGCTGAGCCGACATCGGTTAATCGCACGACTACAGAAGAACACTCTCCAGAAGAACAAGACCAGAAGACCAACGTGAGAACACCTACTGGTCACGTACTCAACGTAAGTACAGAGGCGTTCTCAGGCTCCGCTCAGGGAAGCGTCGAGCGCTGCTCCGCATCCCGATCGGGCGTCCACAACCCCGACACCGCCTCTGGCTGGTGCCTCAACGAGTGCGGCGTACGCGTCGCCGAGCAGATCGGAGCGTCCGCATGACCGACACCACACCGCTCGCAGGGCTAGCCGTCGCGGCGGTCCTCGCATGGACCGTCTGGGGCGCACTCGTCTGGCGAGCAGCCCCCAGGGCCGCGACCAGCGGGTGCACCTGCCCGTCAGGCGACGGCTCGCTGCGCTGGCCCTGCTCCGTACACCCGCCGACCGCTGGAGGCGACCGTGGATGAGCGCCTGCGGTGCGTTCGCGAGGACGCCCACATCCGACATGGCTGGCAGTCCGTCCGGACCCTAGAGCGGTTCGTGTGCGACGGGCTGACGGACCGTCAGGTGGCAGAGGCCGCTCCGCGGCCCAGCAGGGACGGCGAAGCGGGCAACCGGCCTCTCGGGATCGGCCCGACCCTCCGAGAACTCGGGATCGGCATCCGAGCTGCGAGGTTCACCCCCGACCGCGGACCCGCCGTCCGCCTCGACGTGCACGACGTGTCGATCTGGCTCACCGAACGCGAGGTCGCCGTCATCCGCATCGCCCTGGAGAACGCCGTCAGGAAGGCCACCAGCTCATGACCAAGCTCGCCACCGAGGCCGAAGTCGCCGAATGGCTCGGCGTCAAGCCGAAGACCCTCGCCGACTGGCGACGCGCTGGCTCCGGCCCGCCCCACACGTTCGCCGGACGGTCCGCCCGCTACCACTGGCCCGACGTCCAGCGCTGGGCCGCACACCGAGCCGGTGGGCGCCGCAGTGGCTCATAAGCGCGCCGACCTCACGAGCCGGGCCTGGAAAGCCCAGTGCAAGCGCATCAAGCGCCGCGACGGCTACCGCTGCACCGACTGCGGCTCCGAGGAAGACCTGACCGTCGACCACATCATCCCGCCCTCCATCACCGGGATCCCCGGGGACCAGTACCCCGACCACATGCTCACCACCCTCTGCCGGCCATGCAACAGCCGCAAGGGGAAGCGCCTCAACACCCGCCCCGCCTACGTCAACCCCAAGTACGCCTAGGAGACCCCGATGCCCACCAAGACCCGACCCGCACCCAAGCCCGTCGCCACGCTGTTCAACGACGGCAACGGCGCGATCGTCACGAAGACCCACGACGTCGAAGCCGCCCGCGACGCGTTGCTCGAGAACTTCCAGACCAACCTCCGCATGGATGACGACGAAGCGCTGGAGGCGCTGGAGACCTACCTGTTCATCGAACCCACGCTGGAGCACGGCCGCTGGGTGATGGCGGGCAACGACGAGAGTCGCTACTGGCGAGAGGCCCCCGCAGACGGACGCGGCGTGACGCGCGCAGTGGTTTGGTACCTGTGATGGCCGCGACCATCGTCACCGTCGCGGCCGTCGTCGTGCTCCTCGCCCTCGCCCTGCTCACCCGGAACCTCTACCGGACGTCCGACTGGCACCGACTGCACCTGGCCCGCAAGGGCGTGCGCGTCCACCTGACGACCGATCCCGCCTGCCTGCACCACGTCGCCCCACCCCGACCCGGTACGCGTCTCTGGCGGGCAGCAGCGGGCTACTCGTGCCCCATCTGTGCCGACCACTACGCCGTGACCAACCAGCACGGCACCGACGACGGCCCGTGGTGACCCGGACGGGCCGGGCCGATTGCCTGCCCGGGTCCGACCGGCCGGTCCAGCCGGACCGGCCCCGGTTCTTCTGAGCGACCCCCGGCCTACCCCGCCCACATCTGCCTTTCTCACAAACAGCCCGGAAAATTCAGGAGACATGACCAATGGCAATTGATCTAGACGCGATTCTCGCGAACGGCGGCGAATCGCGTATGGATTCGCTAACGGCCGCACTCCGCGACATGGCCGACAAGCTTTCGGACTCCGATCGGCCAACTATTGCGTCCATGGTGGAAATGGCCCGCTCGCTCGACGAAAACCGATCGAGCGGGCGGGCCGCGCAGGGCGCCCTCGAAACCGCCTGGCGGCACGGCATGAACGAACTCAAGCGATCGGCCGGCCTGATCGGCGGGAAGAACGGCGAGCCCGGCGACGACAGCATGCCGCCCGCCATGTGGGACGGGGACTGGAAGTGAGCGCCGTCGCCGCCGCCCCGCGCACGTTCAACCTGACCGGGATCGTCGCGTGGCCCCCGACCCGCTGGACGCGCCCGCTCGATGCTGACTTCCCGTCGCTCTACGAGCGCCACCGCGAAATGCTCGGCCGCGCCTGGTACGCCGCGAACGGCTACCTACTCGAGCGCTGGCAGGAACAGCTCCTGCACGCGATCACCGAGCTGACGCCGCTCGGGATCCTCCGCTACCGCGAAGTGCTGATCAGCCTCGGCCGCCAGAATGGCAAGACCGAGATTGCCGCCGCGCTCGGCCTGCTATTCATGTACCACAAGCACAGCCCGCAAGTGCTGAGCATTGCCAAGAATGCGGAACAGGCGCGGATCGTCTACAACCGGGCGCAGAAGATCGTCAAGGGATCCGCGTCCCTCTCGCAGCTATTCGCCAAGCTCACCGACACCCGCGGCCTCAAAACGAAGCGCGGTGGGATCTGGGAGATCAAAGCGTCGAAGTCCGACGCGCTCCAGGGGATCCCGATCGACCTCGGCATTGTTGACGAGGTCCACCTGATCAAGGGCGAACTCTGGGACGACATGGTCAACGGCCTCGGCGGTCGCGACAACTGCATGGTGGTCGGGATCACGACGGCCGGCAACGACGACTCCGAGCACCTACTCCACCTGTACGAGCGGCCCGAGTCGGAGACGTTTGGCAAGTTCATCTGGGAGGCCCCGGAGCCGCGCATGCCCGACGACGACGGCCTGCTCGCCCGCTGGCTCGCCATGGCGAACCCCTCCGTGGCGTCCGGCCGCGTCCGCATCGCGAACGTCGTCGGCGACGCCCGCGGACAGGTCCCCGGGAACGCGATCCGGTATCGGCTCAACCGGTTCGTGTCCGGCAAGGACAACTCCTACATCAGCCTCCCGGACTGGAACCGTCAGGCTGTCGACCCCGCCGTGATCAACATCACCCGGCCGATCCTCACGATCGACCGGACCCCGGACTGGTCGTTCGCGACGATCGTCGCGACCGGGAAGGCCGACGACGGCGCGATCGAGATCGAGGTCGCCAAGTCGATCCCCAACCCGTCCGTTGACGCGCTCTACGACGAGTGCGAATCCCTGTTCGCGAAGGTGTCGCCGGAGACGTTCGTCGTGGACGGCTACTCCCTCGGCGCACTCGCCAAGAAGCTCAAAGAGAACGGCTACCCCGTCCGCACCATGTCCCTCGGCGACGAGGTGTCCGGAGCATCGATGTTCTACGCGAAGGTCGTCCGCCAGGGCGCGCTCCGGCAGGCCGACCCTGGCCTCGCGCAGCAGTTCCAGAACGTGGTCCGGAAAGCCACGCACGGCGACCAGTACAAGCTCGTCCGTGGATCCGGGCCGCAGTCGATCGAAGCGGCCCTCGCGACCGTCCGCGGCGTCTACGTCGCCGAGACGATCGACGTCGGCGGCTCGCTCGTGCTCTGACCGACCGAGACGGACCGGCACGGACGGTGACGGACGTTCACGGACCGAACGTTTGGAGCCGCCCGGCAGGGACCCCCGAGAGTCCTACCCGTGTCGATCGCTCGCAACCTCGCCTCCCGGGTCCTCGGACTCCGCAGTGCTGACGAGAACGCCCAAGAGGGCATGCCCGCCGCGATCACGCCGCCGTCCCGGAACCGCCCCGCGGGTGTCACCGTCGCCGAAGCATCCGGCCTCTCGGCCGTGTATCGGGCGATCAGCATCTGGGCCACCGCAGCGTCGCAGCTCTCTGTCGACGTCTGGCGCGGCACTACTCCCGTGGAGCCGCAGCCCGCGATCGTCCGCAAGCCCGACCTGAACATGCACCGGTCGGCGTTCATCGAGCTGAACGTGACCTCGCTCGCGGGACACGGCAACGCCTACTGGCTGAAGAGCTTTGACGACAAGGGCGCGGTGCGCACCGCACGCGTGCTCGACCCGCGCATGGTGACCCCGCTGACGTCGCTCCAGGACGGCGTCACGATCACCGGGTACTCCTACCAGGGCAAGACCTACCGCACCGACGAGATCCAGCATCTCCAGCTCCTGCGCATGCCCGGCCGCACGACGGGCCTCGGCCCGATCCAGGCTGCGCAGGTCGAACTCCGCGGCGCGCTCGACGTGCAGACCTACGCCGAGCAGTGGTTCGACCGCGGTGACATCCCGCCCGGCTACCTCACAACCGAGGCCCGCCTGAACGCCGACGTCGCGAAAGAGACCCGCGACGCCTGGTACGCCGAGCGGGAGAAGATCAAGGTTCTCCACTCCGGCATGAAGTTCGTCCACCTGGCGCTCAGCCCCAAGGACGCGCAGTGGGTCGAGTCGCAGAACCTGTCCGCGCTGAAGGTCGCCCGCATGTTCGGCATCCCCGCACGGCTCCTGCTCGTCGCCCTCGACGGCTCCAGCGACACCTACGCGAACCTCCAGGACGAGGACCGCGCGCTGGTGCGCTGGGCGCTCCAGAAGCCGCTCCGCGAGATCGAGGAAGCGTGGACCGAGATCACCGCCTACGGGCAGACCGTCCGGTTCAACATCGACGGTTTCCTCCGCGCCGACCCGAAGACCCGCTACGAGGCCCACAAGCTCGCCATTGACGCCGGGTGGCTGCGCAAGAACGAGGTTCGCGTGATCGAGGGGCTGGAGCCGATCGACGGCCTGGATGACCCGAAGCCGGTCGCCCCGTCGAAGGATCTCGGCGAACTCGACGCCACGAAGACCGACGAGCCCGCGGCCATCGCCGCCACCACCACGGAGGCCCCCGAATGACGAACCCCGTCCTCGCCCGATTCGAGCGCAAGAGCCTCGACGCGAACGCGCTTGCGCAGATCGAGTCCAACACCGCCGCGTACCGGGCGTTCGCCGAATCCGTGCTCGCCATGGCGCCGGCCGGCCGCGAGCTGTCCGCCGCGCTCACCGCGCTCCAAGAAGCGAAGTTCTGGACCAACGAAGCGGTGACAGTCGCCTACCCCTCAGCGGAAACGACCGACACCACCGTCCCGACCGACGACGAGCAGCCCGAAACGGAGACGACCGCATGAGCGAGCAGGACCAGCTCCACGTCCGCGAAATGCACGTGCGTGCCGTCAACAGCGACGAGCGCACCGTGACCGGGATCGCCGTCCCGTACGACGAGCCGACCGAGATCTCCGACTGGTTCGGCGACTACACCGAAACGTTTGCCCGCGGTGCCGTCCAGGACTCCGACGACGCGCTGCTCTACTGGCGGCACTCCGAGCCGATCGGCCGGATCATCTCGAACCGCGACACGGACGCCGGGTGGGAGATCACCGCCCGGATCTCGCAGACCCCGCGCGGCGACGAGGCCTACACGCTGCTCCGCGACGGCGTGGTCCGGTCCATGTCGGTCGGCTTCCGCTCGGTCACGACCGAGGTCGACAACGAGACCGGCAACGTCACCCGCACCGCCGTGCAGGTCCCCGAAGTCTCTCTCGTCCCCATGCCCGCCTACGCGGGAGCGGACGTCCTCGACGTCCGCCACCGCACCGCCCCGCCCGCCCGCACCACCGACCCCCAGAACCGTGAGGACACCATGCCCGAAGACCTGCTCACCCGCGCCGACCTCGACTCCCTCAGCCAGCGTTTCGAGGACTTCCAGCGCGGCATCCCCGACCTGCTCGCGCAGCGTGAGGCCGCTCCGGTCGCCGACACCCGCTCGCCCGGTCAGGTGCTCCAGGCACTCGTCCGCGGCGACGAGTCGACCGTGCAGTCCTACGAGGGGCTGCTCCAGCGTGCGTGGGACGGCGGCGTGCTCGCCGACGACGGCACGCTCCGCCCGCAGTGGGTCGGCGACCTCACCCGCCTGATCGAGGACAACTCGATCCTCTCCGGCCTGTTCTCCACCGGCACCCTGCCCTCGCAGGGGATGCAGCTGGAGTTCGGCGAGCTGGACACCAACACCACGCAGGTGGCCGTCCAGGCGAACGAGGGCGACGACCTCGTGTACGGCCGCGTGAAGGTCAAGGCGCGCACCGCGAACGTGCAGACGGTCGGTGGCTACTCGAAGCTCTCCCGCCAGGAGATCGAGCGCTCCAGCGTCAACATGCTCGACCTGACCCTCCGCGGCATGGCGATCGCCGCGGGCAAGAACAAGAACGTCGCCCTCCGCGCGTTCGTCGCAGCGCTCCGCGCCAAGCGCCTCGAAGCCGACTCCGCGAACGCCCGCACCACGGTCACGATCACCGACCAGACGAAGTACACCCCGTGGGTCGGCGGCATCATCGACGCCGCGGGCCTCTACGAGGACCAGGGCCTGTCCCTCGACGCGCTGCTCGTGGACAAGGACACCTTCAAGGGCCTCGCCGCCCTCACGGACTCCACCGGCCGCCCGCTCATGACCGTCTCCGGCACCGGCGTCAACGCCGTCGGCACCATCGCCCCCGAGGCGCTCGGCGGCAACCTCGCGGGCGTCCAGGTCCGCGTCGACCCGAAGCAGGCCACCGGCACCCCGCAGTTCGTCAACAAGCTCGCGATCCGGGCCTACAACAGCCCGATCGTGTCGCTGACCGACTCGAACATCGTCAACCTGACCCAGGCCTACTCCGTGTACTTCTACACGGCCCTGGCGGACGAGATCCCGGGCGGTCTGATCCCCGTCGTCGCAGCCGACCCCGCCGCCGCTGGCGCGTAGTCGTCATGGCCGTCGCACCTGCCGACCTGCTCGCGTACGTCAACCCGGACCAGTACGCGGGCGGGTCGGGGGACCCGACCGACAAGTTCGTCATCTCGTGCGTCGCGCGGGCCGCGGCGCTCGTGGCGAAGTACATCGGCGACCACAAGGTGCCCGAGCCGATCGTGGACGGGGCGGTACTCGAGGTCGGATCCGAGCTGTACAACCGCCGCAAGGCACCCAACGGCGTCGCCCAGTTCGGATCCGGCGACGGCGCACCCACGGTCTTCACCGCCCGCGACCCGCTGATCCGCGCCTACCCGATCCTCGACCAGTTCGTCCCGACCGGCGTCGCATGATCACCACGCCCGCCACGTCCGATCTCACCGCCCTCCGCGACGAGATCACGGCCGCGATCACCGCGGCCGGCATCAACGCCGTCGCCTACCTCCCCGACCGCCTCAACCCGCCGCTGGCGCTCGTGCAGCCCGGCTCGCCCTACATCGAACCGTCCACCACATCGCGCCCCGGCGCGGTGCGCTGGAAGGTCCACCACGAGGTCGTGCTGCTCGTCGCTCCGGGCGACAAGCGGCACCAGACGGTCAGCCTCGACTCGCTGATCGAAGACAGCCTCGTCGCCCTCGTCCCGTTCGGCATCGACCAGGTGGCTCAGCCCTACAGCCTCCAGCTCGGCACCAACGGCCCGTCCTACTTCGCCGCCCGCATCACCCTCACCACCACCCGCTAGGAGCACACCATGGTTCTGCCCACCGGAGGATCGAAGCGACTCAAGGGCAACGCCCTGTCGCTGAAGATCGACGCGACCGACTTCTGGATGGACATCACGTCCTGCAAGGTCACCAACGACGACGCGGACAGCAAGGTCGTCACCTTCTACGACGCCGCGAACGGCGGCGGTAAGGCCTACACGCTGGAGATCACCGCGATCCAGTCGCTCGACCCGACGTCGTTCTGGTCCTACGCCTGGGACAACGTGGGCAAGAGCGTGCCCTACGTCTACGCCCCGAAGGGTGTCGCCGAGACCCCGACGCCGGAAGCTCCGTGGTTCGTCGGCAACGTCACGATCGGTGCCCCGCCCGAGCTGGGCGGCGACGCCGGTGAGGACGAGGAGTACACCACCGACCTGAAGTGGAAGCTCGACGGCAAGCCGACGAAGGTCACCAGCGCCGCGGACCTCGCGACCGCGCTCGGCCAGGAGGACTAGCCCATGGCGGGCGGCGGCTCGCGGGTGCGCATCGAGGGGCTGATTAAGGCCACCCGAGCGCTCCGCAAGAGCGGGGCAGACATGCAGGACATGTCCGACCTCATGCACGCGATCGGCATGACCGTCGTGCTCGCCGCCCGCCCCGACGCCCCCTACCTCTCCGGCGCCCTCCAAGGCACCATCCGCGCGGGCCGCGGCAAGACCAAAGCCGTGGTCCGCGCCGGGTCCGCCCGCGTCCCCTACGCGGGCGTGGAGCACTACGGCTGGCCCGCCCACAACATCACCGCGCGTCCGTTCCTCTCGGACGCGCTCCGCGCCGAGCAGGCACAGATCTTCGACCAGCTCGACCGCGGCCTTATGGCCGTTCTGGCAAAGAACGGCCTCCCCAACTAGCCCCGAAAGGCCACCCCATGTCCAGCACCGGTTTCGACATTGACTCCCTGACCCTCGGCGAGATCGCCCGCGTGGAAGACATCTCGAAGATGTCGATCAAGCGGTTCAGCGACCCGGACGCCTTCGTGGGCCGGATGACCGCCGCGCTCGCCTACGTCGTCAAGCGCCGTTCCGAACCGACCTTCCAGTTCGACCAGGCCCTGAACCTCACCCAGCGGGAGGTCAACGATCTGCTCGACCTCGACAGCGACGACGACGACGAAGCGCTCGACGCGGAGGCCACCGCGGACCCTACGCAGGCGGCGACGACGCCGCAGCACAGCGCCGCCACGAGCGCCGCGTCGCCCGAGCCCTCCGACGCGAACGAGACCGCGACCTCGCCGAGTTCGTGGTCGCCGGACTCGTCCATCTGAGTCCGACCGACTACTGGGCGCTGACCGCCGCGCAGCGCTCGTCCATCCTCCAAGCCGTCAAGCGTCACTCCCGAAAGTAGGGCCACATGCCGAACAACACGATCACCATTTCGGTGCTCGCGAACACCGGCAGCGCCTCGAAGGGCGTCGACAGCCTCGCGGCGAAGCTCGACCGGGTTGGGGGCCGGTTCTCGAAGGCCGGGAACATCGTCGGCGGCGCGACGGTCGGGATCGCCGCGGCCCTCGGCTCGACCCTGAAGCCCGCCTCCGACCTGGAGCAGATGGTCGGCGGCGTGCAGGCCGTGTTCGGCAAGTACGCCGACGGCGTGGTCCGCGACTCCAAGAAGGCCGCGGACGCCGTGGGGCTGTCCTCGGTCGAGTACGACCGGTTCGCGACGTTGCTCGGCTCGCAGCTCAAGAACGCCGGAACCCCGCTGTCCGAGCTGGGCGGGAAGACGAAGGATCTCATCGGCCTCGGCTCCGACCTCGCCGCGACGTTCGGCGGCACCACCGCTGACGCAGTGGATGCGCTCTCGTCGGCCATGAAGGGCGAGATGGATCCCATCGAGAAGTACGGGATCTCGCTCAACCAGTCGATGCTCCAGCAGCAGGCCATGGCCATGGGCATCGACAGCAACTCGTCCAAGTGGACCAACGCGCAGAAGCAGCAGGTGATCCTCGCTGCCCTCACGAAGCAGTCCACCGACGCGCAGGGGCAGTTCCAGAAGCAGACCAACACGGTCGGCGAGAAGCAGCAGATCTTCACCGCGAAGCTCCAGAACACCGCGGCCACGATCGGGTCGGCGTTCCTGCCCGCGCTCGCGTCGATCCTCGACGGCGTGACGAAGCTGGTCGACTCGCCCGCGTTCGCCGCGCTCGTGCAGTGGTTCACCGACAACCCGCAACTGGTCATCGGACTCGTCGGCGCGCTGGCCGGCCTGGCTGGAGCGCTGAAGGTGACCGGTGCTGTCATGCAGGGCTGGCAGACCGTCACGGGCGTGTTCGGCACCGTGCGGAGCGGCATCGTCGGCGTCGTCGGCGTCGCGGGCCGGTTCCGCGACGGATTCACCAACGCCTCCGCCGCCGCGTCCGCGTTCTCCGGCAAAGCCGGGAGCGTCGGCGGTGCCGCCCGCACCGCCCTCACCGGCCTCCAGTCGGCCGGGAGCGGCGCGATCACCCTCGCCCGGAACATCGGGACTGGAACGGCTGCGCTGGCCCGTCAGTCGGCCGCGTGGACCGTGAACGCCGCGCGCATGGTCGCGGCGAAGACCGCGCAGCTCGCCGTGTCGGCCGCGACGAAGACCGCCGCCGCCGTGCAGTGGCTGCTCAACGCCGCGATGACCGCGAACCCGATCGGGCTGCTCATCACCGCGATCACGCTGCTCGTCGCGGGGCTCGTCTGGTTCTTCACCCAGACCAAGCTCGGCCGCAAGATCATCGAGGTCGTCTGGAAGGCGATCCAGAAGGCGATCAGCGCCGTCGTGGACTGGTTCAAGAACACCGCACTGCCGCTGATCAAGCTCGTCTGGTCGGGCATCACGAAGCTGTTCCAGCAGGGCAAGCAGAAGGTGGCTGACTTCCTCCAGGCGGCGCTCCGGGTGATCAAGCTCGTCTGGTCCTACAGCCCGCTCGGTCTGATCGTGAACAACTGGGGCAAGATCATGGCCTTCTTCGGCGGGATCCCCGGGAAGGTCAAGGCGAAGTTCTCGGCCGCGACCTCCTGGCTCGCCGCCGCGGGAAAGAACATCGTGACCGGCGCGCTCAACGGCGTCAAGAACGGCTGGACGGCGCTCTCGACCTGGCTCAGCGGCATGAAGGACCGGATCCTCAGCGCGCTCGGCAACACGGGCCGTTTCCTCTGGGACGCCGGAACGCAGGTCGTCCAGGGCTTCATCGACGGACTCCAGTCCCTGTGGGGCACCGTGCAGAGCTGGTTCAACAAGCTGACCGACAAGATCCCGTCGTGGAAGGGTCCCGTGAAGCGGGACAAGACCCTGCTCACCGGGGCGGGGCAGCTGATCATGGGCAGCCTCGTCAACGGCCTCGAGAACGGCCGGCAAGGCGTGCGGCGCACCCTCGCGGACCTGACCGACCTGATCGGCGGCAGCCTCAACCCTGGCGCGATGGACGCCCTCGGCTTCGGGTCAATCGACCTCGCCGGGGCCACCCCGCGCACGATCGTCCTCGCCACGACCGTGCAGGCCCAGATGCTCAACCCCACCCGCGAGTCCGGCCGCATCATCGCCGCCGCGATCGACGAGTGGCGACGTGTGAACGGAACCCGCAAGTGACCGTGCAAGAACGCCCCGTGATCGACCTGCTCACCTTCCAGGTGTGGGACGGCGACGCCTCCGCGTGGACCGACCTCGCCGACAAGGCCACCAGCATCGACATTCGCCGCGGTGCGCAGCAGTCCGGCGCGTCCGTCGAGACGCAGGTCGGCACCCTCGAAGCGAACCTCTACGGCCCCCTCGACCTCGCCCGCCTGTCCGACCTCCAGCCCAACAGCCCGATCCGCGTCATCCGCCCGCCCCTGCCGCCCGCGCAGGTCTGGGACCTGACCCCGACCGACGCCGCCGACTACAAGGCGTCGAAAGCGCTCTGGCCGCTCGTGCGGATCCCGGCGACCGTCACCGCGACCGGAGCCGACACGACCGCGATCGGTGCAGGTACCGCCGACCCGACGTACCAGAGGGTTTCGGCCGGCTACTCGGCCAACGGCGCACCGTCGACCATCGCCGCGGGCACGATCCTGGCAGCCTCACCCAACACCGCAGAGGGCATCGTCCCCACGAACCCCAAGCCGGTCGGGAAGTTCTACCCCGGCGACCCGTACACCCTCCGCGCGACGTTCCGCTCACAGACCCACAGCGGCGACGAGCGCACCGGGCCGCTGCGCATCGTGCTCTACACCGGCCCGACCGCCAGCCCCGCGATCCTCGCGACGTCGGCCGCGTTCACCCCGGCCCCCGCCGATGCGGAGATCGTGTGGACGTTCACCGCGCCCACGACCGACGACTGGAACGTGGCGATCGTCAACGCCGTCGACACCGCCACACCCGACAGCGGCCCGGCGATCATGTTCCGGCTCAGCGGCGTCACGATCACCGACCACGGCACCCCGCGGCCCGAGTTCACCGGAGCGATCTCCGACATCTACCAGAACGTCGAGTACGACAAGGGCAGCAACGAGAAGCACACCTTCACCACCGTGCAGGCCGTCGACGCGGTGCAGTCGCTGGCGAACACGGACCGGTACGGCGTCATCGCCCGATCTGGTTCCGGCTACCAGAGCTGGGCGGACCGGATCCAGCAGCTCTCCGAGAGCGCCCACGTGCCCATCGACGCGCCCGTGCTGACCGACGTCACGATCTTCGATCAGAAGGCGTTCGACGCCCGCTACGGCGTCAAGGCGTGCGGGTTCCGCACGGACGGCGGGACGCTCGCCAAGCCGGACGGTTGGGAATGGGGCGGGCGGTACGCCGAGTGGACCGTCGAAACGCTCGGTTTCGACTGGGCACCCGCGCAGCCGACGTCCCTGACCGGGGTCCGCGTCTACCAGGCGTCGATCCGGAACATGACGCCCGGGCAGGGGCACGCCGTCGTCATCACCGCCACATTCGAGAACACGGGCGTCACGGGCGCGGCGTTCTCGGTCGGCTACCAGCGCGACGACGGGCAGATGGTCTTCGGCGACGCGTTCGATCCGACCGTCACCACCCCGCAGACGCTCCGGCTGCAGTTCGTCCCGACGAGCGCGGTCGGCAACGTCGGCGTCTACCAGCGCGGCACTGCGCAGCTCCCAAACGACAAGGCCCGCCTGCACGTCGAGGTGTCTGACACTCGCGTGATCCGCAGCGGCACCGAGAGCACCTACGCCCTCCAGGACGTCGCCTACGAGTCGACGCTGCTCAACCACTTCGACCTCGCCTGCAACAGCGTCGGCGCGCGCTGGTACGTCACCAAGCGCGGCGCGGTCCTGTTCCGCCAGCAGGACGAAGACACCGAACCCGGAGCGCGCTTCACCGACAGTGCAGCGGGCGACGTGTCCTACACCGACGTCGCGCTCGCCTACGACACTCGCAACGTCGTCAACTCACTGAAGCTCAACCAGCACGGCTATGACCCCGCCACCGGCAACGCCAACGACGTGTCCGTGACCTTCACCGAGGACCCGTCGATCGAGAAGTGGGGCGCGCGCGCCGCGGAGCTCGACACCTGCCTATACCTCGGCGCACCCCACACCAACGACGCCGCGCAGCGAGCCAGCGAAGTCATGGGGACGCTGCGCCGCCCGCGGTACACCGTGCAGTCATTCACGATCAACGCGCAGTCCGACGTCGAGATCCTCGACGCCCTGGAGCTGCGCGCCACGGTCGCCGTCGACTACGAGGGCATCCGGCAACGCTCCCGCGTGCTCGCTCTCACGCACGCGATCACCCCGACCCAGTGGATGGTCACCGTCGATCTCAACGAGTCGGCCACCGGCCCCACGTTCGCCGCCTTCACCGCAGCCCGCTCCGGCACGTTCGCCGACCTCGCCACCGCGACCCCCGGACAGACGTTCCGCGACTTCAACGCCACCCCGCTCCAGGAGACCACCCCATGAAGCTCACCACCCCCGACAACCTGCCCTACCCGGAACCCGGCGACGACCTGAACCCGCTGGACGAGTGGCTTGCGGACCTCGCGACCGCCACGCAGAAGGCGCTCCGCGAGGACACCGACTGGCTGGACCTCACCCTCGCGAGTGGCTACGTCGCACACAGCGGGCGCACCCCGCAGGTGCGGCGCAAGAACGGGCTCTACATCACACGCGGTGGTATCACGACCTCGAACGGCGCTGCGATGACGGCTGGCAATCGCACCGTCGCCAGCCTGCCCACGGGGCTGTTGACGCCGCCCGCGAACCAATACTTCCCCGCGTTCAACGGCTTCAACGGCAACGCCGGAACGGTCACGCTCGTCGCGTCGAACAACAGCATTCAGTACCAGCCCAACATCACTGGCACCACCTACGTCTACCTCGACGGCATCACCTGGCTGGACGACTGATGACGACGCTCGCAGAACAGGCCGCGGAAGCCGCAACGGCGGTATGGGCGGATCCGGCCGGCCGCGCGACGACGATCCTCACTGGGATCCTCGCCGCCCTCACCGCCCTCGTCTACGTGATCAAGAAGCTCCGCGAGGTCGTGCGTTGGATCGTCGCGCTCGCCCGCGACATCGCCGCGATCAAACACGAGGTCAAGAACAACCACACCACGAATCTCCGCGAGGAAGCCGACGTCCGCCACGACGAGAACAGGGGCACCCTCGCCACGGTCGACCGGAAGCTCGACCGCGTCCTGTTCATCCTCGGCGAGCACGACGACCGCCTCGAGGAACTCGAGAACACCAGAGACGGGAAGACCGATGCTCACTAGGACCACCCGTGACGCCGCCTCCGCGTACGCGCTCAGCCTCGCCGGCCGCTCCCGC